CTGATAACTTTTATCTTCCTGAATCACCATTAGGACCACTAAGCAAGCCAATATCAATTCTGATATCGTACTACAATGCGGAAAACGAAATGATGACGCATAGAGGCCCGAGAGGCATATTGGCAAACACCGCAGCGGGTGAACTTGATAGGGAGCCAATGAGTACGGAAGCAAGAGATGAAATACAACGTGACTTCAAAAATGCATACGGATTCCAACCCGATCAAAGCCAAATCATCATAACAGACGCAGCCCTTCAATGGCAGTCAATGTCATTCAATGCAACTGAATTAGGGCTGAATGAAACCTATAAACGTGCCACGTTTGACATCGCAACGGGGTTAGGCTATCCGAAAGACTTGTTGCAACTTGAAGGAAGTACTTTCAACAATCAAAACACAGCGTGGAAGTCATTGTATCAAGATACGGTTATACCTATGGCAGAATCGTATTGTATGCAGTTGATGGAACTGCTAAGAGTGGATACTTCGAAGGTGCTGATTAAGAAAACCTATGACCATTTAGAAGTTATGCAAGAAAGCAATGAGGAGAAAGGTAAGGGGCTGAAGGCTATCACTGAGGCAGCCGAAATGCAGTTCAATCTGAATGCAATTACATTCAATCAGATGCTTGAAATGATAGGGCAGAAACCTATCACCGACGGCAACCGATACAAATACCAAATGAGCGAAGTTTATGAAAATACTAACCAAACAAGAAGCGGAGAGGGTGATACGCCTGAAGAGAGCTAAACTTGAAAAAGAAATACTAAAACAAGATGAAAATATTTATACCGGAACTGAACAAAACCTTCACAAACAAGGCGGAACTATTCAAGGAATTAAAGGCCAACGAATCGAAGTTGATAGCGATAAAGAAGGCGGCAATATACGAATCGAAAAGTAAAGGTCAGTTTGCGCCGTTTGAATTGATGAAGGATGCAGTAAGCCAAAAAGGTCAGCCGTTTCCGATGAAATCAACTGCGGTTTATCCCGTAATAAATACCATCAATTACTACGATTCACATGGTGACGTCCATAGGCCCGGCATTTGGTCTAAGTCAGTTAATGAGCAGGATGGCAAACTATTCTACGTCATGGACCATGAACTTAAAACCACAAGTATAATCGCATGGCCAACGGATGTGAAGCCTATGGTTAAGGTTGTTTCATGGGCGTTTTTAGGTAAGAATTACGCTGGAACAACGGAGGCGCTGGTTTATGAAATCGAGTTGGATAAGATAGTAAACCCAATCGCAAAGGAAATCATTGAACAAAAACGCCCGATACAAAACAGCGTAAGGATGCAATACGTTAAACTGCGTTTAGGTATCAATTCAAACGATAAGGAGTACGCAGAAAATAAACTATACTTCGATTCTGTTTACCCCGACATCGTAAACAAAGAAGCCGTTGATGAAGCGGGGTATTTGTGGGGCATTGAAGAGGCAAAAATAATCAAAGAAGGTAGCATGGTTCCTTTTGGGAGTAACGATGCAACCCCGATAACATATCCTGAATCCGTCGATGACAATTCAGACAACCCCGATCCGGTTAATACCAATCAGGTGGACTACGCAAAGCTCGTGAAGCACAATTTTTTTAACTATTAAAAATCACTAACAATGGAATTTAACGAACAAGAAAAAGCCCTGATTTCAGAAATCACAGGTCAGGCGCAAAAGTTTGTCACCGACAAATTGAACGGTATGATAAACAATCAAGAATTTGCTTCAAAGATGGAAGCATTAACCGAATCAATCAAAACGGAAACTAAAGCCGTTCAGGACTCTTTAACAGACACATTGAAGGCTCAAGGTATTGCAATCGAAGAATTGCAGGCCATGAAACAACGTGACTACAAAGAACCAACATTTGTAGACCAAGTAAGCAAACAATTAGGTCAGCACATCGAGCAATTGAAGAATTGGAAGCCCGGCCAATCGGTTGAGATGTCAATCGTAAACAAGGACGTGGCTAACATGAGTTCATCTAACTACTCAGGCGGATTTGTAGGTATTTCTTCATGGGACCCGAATGTAGGCCAATTTGCCCGTCGTGCGCCGTTCTTACGTCAATTAATCCGTACCCGTCCGATTGCAGACCAGTATATCAGTTGGTTTGACAAAGCAACCCCAGAAGGTGGTGCAGGTATGCAGACCGAAGGAAATGCTAAGTCACAATCAGATTTCAATTTGGTGGAGCGTAAGTTACCTGTTGAAACCGTTGCATCTTATGTAACCGTTACAAAGCAGGCATTGGCCGACTTACCTTACTTGCAGTCAATCATCAATGATGAATTACGCGAATTGGTTGAGTTGGAATTGGATTCTCAAATCTTAACAGGTAGCGGTACAAGCCCTAACTTAAAAGGAATTGAAACATACGCAACTTCTTATGCAACAACCGGATTTACTGATCTGATTGAGAACGCCAATATCTTTGACTTCCTTGTGACTGCAAAGGCTCAGGTTGCTAAATCAAACTATAACGCAACGGTTGCATTGATGAACCCGAATGACGTTGCTTTGCTTCGCATGGTGAAAGACAAAAACGGGCGTTATGCTACGGATGTTCCGGGCGGGTTGATGACATCTGCCGGTCTGTTGGTTGTAGAAAACAACGGCGTAACTGCCAATGAAGCCTACATCCTTGACCCATCTAAATGTACATTGGGTATTCGCGAAGAGTTCAACATCAGCGTTGGTTTGAACAGCGATAACTTCACTAAAAACCAAGTTACAATCTTAGGTGAGATGCGTGCCGTTCACTATGTGAAAGAGAACGACAAAGCAGCAATTGTTTACGCTTCAAACATTACAAACTCTATTGCAGCACTTGAAACTCCTTAATCTTAAATAGTATGGCGAAAGCAACACACACACAAGAACCTGCAAAAAAGGAAGAAGCAGTACAAGCGCCTGAAGGCTTTGTTACCGTAACAGGAACAGGCAAAAAGGATAAATACAAAGAGGGTAAAAAATACACTTTGAACGCTGAAACTGCTGAAACCTTGATTGCAAAAGGTCATGTAAAAAAGTAAATCCGTATGGCTACGATAATTGATAACTCATATTTTGTTGGCGATAACATACTCCCAAACACAGACGATTCAAAGTCTGAAGGTCAGTATTATATCGAGATGACAGCAATCCATGAAGATAACTACCTTGTTGATTTCTTAGGGTATAAAATGGCAAAGGACTTAACCGCTGCCATTGCATCAAACCCTACGTCCGGCATTTGGTATGACATCTGGAAGGGAGCTGAATTCACCGACTCAAATGGGTTGTTGAATAAGTGGCGGGGGTTAGCTAATTCGGAAAAAGAAAGCCCAATTGCTAACTATGTTTTTACGAAGATTCTAACTGGATTAAAATCGCATAACTCAGGGGTTGGTGTTATACGCCAACTCCCTGATAATGCGACGCCTGTAAGTATCGTAAAGACGTCCGTAAGGGCATGGAATCGCATGGTGGAACTAAATAGAATTCTTGATGATTTTATTTATCAAAACAAGGCGGACTATCCCGATTACGCAGGGTTTACAGGCAATCAGCCAGATAGGTTCTTTATCAAACAAAACTACATCGGTATATAATGGCACATACATACGAACAATTACCTGTTTCTATTCCTTCGCTATTTGAAAAAATAGTATCGGATGTCAGCGCAAATCTTCGCACTGAATTAGGGCGTGATGTTCAGTTCTTATATGGGTCTTATAATCACATCCGCCAACGTCTTGCTTCGAAGGATAAATCAGAAGGGAATAAGGAAGTTAAATACCCGCTCATAGCCCTGATTTATTCCTTTGATGAAAGAAAAGTAAGCGGTAAGGATTCGCTTGATGTATCGCTTACATTCTTGATATGCACCGAGAGTGAGAACTCAATGTATAGTGAGGACCGTTACACGCAAAACTACTTACCTATTCTTTACCCGATTTACGCGGAATTTATGGCCGTTGTTGAATCAAGTAATTACTTTAGGAAGTATCATAGCAGGG